CCTCTATCGCAATGGGGGTTGTCCCAATGCAGGTCGCTGACAAGTAAGAACTCCTGCCCCGATTGGCAGGTTACTTCGTGGATGTTTCGGGTGTGCTTGGTGGCTGGTAGAATCATACGAGGTTTTTAAGTTTGGCATTCTCGGCTTGGAGGGAGTGGACCAGTTGTTCCATATCCTCAAGTCGCTGACGCAAACTTACGACCTCGTTACGAAGTTGTGTTAATTCCTTGTTTTGATTCTCGCTGGTAGCCTGCCACATAGCGAGGACCGCTTGGGCTTGCCTGACTTGCAGGGAGTCCGATTCGACACGGCCCTTGGTAAACCAAGCGACCGCTCCACCGACGATTGCTGCAACGCTCCCGACGATGGTGGTTTCGATTAGGTTCACTTTTCAACCTTTGTTTTATCCAAGGCCATCCAACCTACTGACAACAAGGTCAATACGGAACCGATGATTTCGGTAAGGGTCGCTGCATCGATGATGCCTTTAGCGACGAGGGTTCCACCGATGAAGGTGAGAAGGTGGCGAAGTAGTGCGATGACTGCTGATTTCATAAAAGGGAGTTTTGGGGTTTCGGGGTTGCGTTTGCGGAATAATCTCATAGTGATTTGTGTTGGTGGTAGTCCTCGGTGTATTGTTCCTCCCAACCTGCAAAGGCGTGGACTCCGCAAGGTTCGGGCCAAATGACGTAGGGTGCAGCGAGTTCGCTCGGTTCGTCTGCGTGGAATAGCACGTCAACGCTAAACTCCTTGCGGACCTTGATGCAGTTGCCTTCCTTGTCGGCTTGTTCGCATAGGTGGCCGAGGACAACAATGCTATCCATTGGGTCCAATTTGGCGAGGACTTGGTCTGCGATGTTCGCAGACGGGAACGAGAGTTTACGAAAACAGGCCATCGTTAGAGGGTTGTAAGGGCTGCGAGTTCTTGGTTTGTGAGCCTTGTGGTGTAGAGGGCAACGGCACGGATGCGAGCATTCCAAAAGAAAGTAGATGTTGCGGTTGTTTCACTTTTACCGATATTTATGTCGGTCAAAGATGCAGGGAAAGTCGAACTTGTTCCTGATACTACTGCGCCTCCATCCAAACTTGCGAACAAAGTACCGCTCACTCCGTTTTGCTGATAAGCAAAGGCGAGCTTATGATATCCTTCCGTTATCGGACTTGCCAATATTATTGAACCAGCCTCAACTTGGGCATATAAAATGTTGTTTAGTGTCCAAAGCATAACCCTGTCAGAAGTCGTGCCATTGCTTAATGCAATTAAACGCCTATCCGTTGTGTTGGTCTTGTACTCAAACTCCGCATAAATCGTCCCCTCCGTCTGCCCGATGCATCCGCTGACTGCGCCTGATACGTTTATCACGTCTGCGTTGCGGGTTACCGAGCCTGTGGTTGTGGGGATATAGGACGTGGCGATGGGGCTTGCTTCAAATTGAAATCCAAATGCATAAATACCTTTTGTTCCTGTTCCAGTATAACTGATATTCCCTGAATCATCGCATAAATACAAATTTGGAGCCACATTACCGCTTGCCGTAGCAGTAAAGGTGGCTCTTCCACGATACCACCCATTGCCATAATTCTCAATGCTTCCTGTTGCGTTTGTTGCCGTAGCCGTTCCACTTGCAAGGTTAAAAACAACATATCTTGAAACACCCCCTTGCAAAACAAAAAGCGCTGCCTGAAACCTTTCTGCTGATTTAAGAAAACAACTTATTGTGTAAGTCGTTCCACTAACAACGGCAACAGTTTGTTGTATCCGATGCGTATCAGCAACAGCCGTATCTTCTTGTAAGTAATCGGCAAGATTAGTGCCATAAGGGTCGAGTGTTCCCGTAGTATTTGCCACGCTGCCTGAACCAAAAGCGTTAATACGAACTCGCCCCCAAGTCGTGGAAAAATCTTCACTCTGCAACGCCAAGTTCGACCCACTCGGCTCCACCAACAACGCAGGGCATCCACCGCCAAGAGGATAATCCAACCTCGGAATACCGCTTGCAACGCTCTCTATCAATCCACTCGCATTGACACGGGTCGCAGTCGTGGCACGGGTTACGTTAAAGTCCCCCGATGCACCAAGAACCAAACCACCCGAAGTCGTTGCAACAGGGGTGTAGAGTTTGCCCGTTTTAAATCGTGCAGGTACTAAAATCAGCGATGGTGTCGGCATATTAGAAATTGAAGATTGCAGCGAATCGGACGAACAGGCAGCCATTCACGGCAGCCTCGGCAGCGGTTGCACCGTCAGCCGTAGCCCTTGCATTAAAAGCACCCCAAACCCCGGCAGCAAGTCCACCGATGAGCATATTGGTCGGGTAGCCGTAGCCGTAACCTATCAGCATTAGAGGAAGGTATAACCGATGACTGAACCTGCGCTTGGAGTAACGGCAGTAATCTTGCCGCCATTGCGACCGCTTATGACGATGCCAGCGGATAGCGATTTGCCACTAAAGTTGTAAGCGGTTAGCAGGTTCTCGCTTCCAGTTCCAGTAAGGGTTGTGAAAGTGGCTGCGGTATTGACTACAAGGAAGTCGTAGTTCTTCCCGGTAACGGTTCCATCAATGAACTCCATCGTACCGCCCTGACCGAGCATTTGTTGCAGAATAGGTGTAGGCATTTTTTAGCGTTTAATTGTAAATGTCTTTTATGTGGGAATTTCACAAACGGAGTGAGAGTAAGGAATCTCAAAGGTCATCGTCGCCTGCCACCCAGCCGTGCGGTCGTCCCGGCTCTCTACGAAGCGTGTAAGCGATACACTGGATGAGAGGGTCCAGTCCTCGCTTGGGTCGTTTGTAAGGGCTGATATGAAGTCCTGTGCTACCTGCAGTTGGTCGCTTAGGACCTCATCCTCGTTGTCCTGCCAACCCAGCGTAGGGCTTCCCGAAACCACTCCGCCCATCGGCTTAATGGACTCAACACGGTCAGAAAAGTAAACCCCAACCACCAAGTCCAAAGTACCAGCGTCAGTACTTGCAGACTGAACGTCCGCAAAGACCAAAGGATAGACGATTCGCTCACGGCTTGGGGTTCGAAGATTTATCGTGTTGTCCGTGCCGATTGCAAGCGGGTCGCCCGTCCCGAAGGAGTTGACCTGAGGGTGAGCATTTGCAAGGTCCAGCAGGGCTTGCTTGATTTTTATCCATGACATAAGTCTGCAGTTTCAGTATGTTTTTTTTGTGTGCGCCCATCGTTAGCAGTCATTACACGCCCCGAATTGACCGTAAGGGTAGGGGTAGTCAAGGTTGCTGATTCCCATCCTCCTGTTGCGGTCCAAGACCATCCCGGTTCGGTAGTTGGTAGCGTTCGGGTAAATCGTATCCAAAGCAGACGGAGGCGAGTTCCAAAGCGGATAGGAGTTGCGGTTCTCCATGAGGTAGCGGGTAATGCGTTCGGAATACCACTCGGCATCGTTCTTGACCTTATCGGTCAGCCGTGTGATTTCCTCCATGCTCATTTGGGAAGATTCCTCGCTCGTTCTACGGACCATCCCCTTGTTCATGTATTTAAAGGCCAACACCATGGGAAGTTCGTAGTAAAGCCACTGAATCATAGCCGGCTGGATGTAGTCCTCCAAGAGCGTTTGGTTGAGTGCAGACGTTGAACCGCTGACGACCTGCGTAACCAATTCCCCGTAGAGTGCAGAACCAACGATGGGCTGAATCCGCATCTCTTGGACCTTGACAACCGTTGGACGGATTTGGGTGTAGGATACGTTCTCGTTGATGATGCTATTGTCAAGCAGCGTTTCTTCGCTTATGAATAGTGCCTTCATGCCTTCGTGATTTTATTGCCTTTACGGATAACGAGTTGTTGCTCCCATACATGGCGACATTGGGGACGATTCACTCCGCTGGGCGTGTGATACCAACCGCCCCTCCTGTTCCAAACCGAGTAGCCCATGATTGCAGAAATCCCGTCGATGTCCTCCCTCGTGTAAACCTTGCCTTGCCCGGCTAAGTCAAGCATGACCTTGCAGAACTCACGGCTGGAACCTTTGTCCTTGTTGCTAAAGCCCGTGGCCCATGCGTATTTGTAGCGGACCTCCAGTACAGGCTCGGCAACTTCCTTGACATTCTTGGGCAGGTTCTGCTCGGCTATCTTGTCCACGGCCCGGCTGATTGGGTAGCGGTCCTTTGTGATTAGGTAGGCGACTCGCTTGGCGACCTTCGCTTTGCTGACCCCGAACTCCTTTGCCATTTCTTCAACGCTTGCGTCCCGGTTCTTCTTGCGGTAGGCTTCAATCTTTAGGTCCAACTCTTTCTCTTCCTCGCCCAGTTCGGCAAAGGCCAAGCGGATGTTTTCGTCTATATTGGTGTCGAACCGCATCGGCTTGGAGTGCATGACATGGTAGTCGTCTGCATGACATCCGAACTTGCTTGCAACCACCTCCAAGACTTTGAATTCTTCTTCGCCCCATCCGTAGTCCTCGTCGTCTTCCTCGCCCCATTGAGGCTCGCTGAACTCTTGGGACTGAACGCCCAGCATCGTGTCAATCTCTTGGGCTGATAGACCGAATCCAGCCGAAAGCATGGTCCGGGCCATCTCCAGCGTGATTTTGTCCTGCATATACTGCCTGACAATACGCATCAGGTTTTGGTACTCACGGCCCGATAGTTTCTTGATGTTGTCGTTGCTCTGCAATGCTTCCACGGCTTGCGGTTGCTCGTCGGGTTGGGGGTTAGGTCCAACCACGTCTGCAGGTTTCTCCAAGGGTTGCAGACCTGCCTTTTCCCGAAGTTCGTCTTGGGTCATAATCTGCAAGAGGGCTTGTTCGCTTAGTCGCTCGGTGATAGGCTCTACGGGGATAAGTTCCATACCCTCAACGCCATTAAAGGAACCGAGGTAGTTGATCATCCGCTCCACTTTGCGCACCCGGTCGTTGACGTAGGTCGCCTTGAATAGTTCGTAAGCCTCGACTAATTCGTTGCGTCCACCCAATTGCCCCTCGGTCTTTACTCCGAAAAGCATCGGGTTGGTTACACGGTGGGCAATGAATATCTCTTGCTGGATTGATTTGTTTAATACCTCGAACTGCTTATCCATGTCGCTTGGAGTTAATGGCTCCAGCGTAGGGGCCTTGGCTGCATCGTCGTTGAATGTAACCACGAAGCGACCAGCGTTATCCGTACCGCTGAACTTGCGTTTGATTTGACGCTCAATGTCCCCCTGCTCTTCGTCGGTCGGGATGCCGTTGTTGAAGTTTATCAAGTATCCCCCCCAAAAGTTATTCCGGAGATTGTTGTTGTGGAAGTTCGCCACCTGTACGTCTGCCTCAATCCAAGCGTTCCCCCCGATGTATTCCGGAAGCGGGTAGTGCTTAACGCCTGCCGCGTACACCCGATAGTAAAACAACTGCTTTCCGAGGCGATTCTCCGGGTCGAATGCAGGAATCTTCTCGATGTCCCCGACCTTGGGGAACAACTGCATCATATCGTCGTTGTACCAGTCAGCGACTTGGAACATCTTCTCCTCTTTGTCAACCCTGATTTTCTCAAACGGGATGTGTTCCATCTTGGCGATGGTCCCAAGTTTGGACCAAGTTACCGCAACCGCAAAGCCGTTGAAGATTTCCAAGTCAAGGACCAGTTTCTCCGTGATGTCGTTCAAGTCCTCCGTGCTTGACATTCCGTCGAAGAACTTGATGAACCGGGCTTGTTGCTCCACAGTCAAGTCATCCCCTGCCTGCCAGCCTCCGCCCATGATGTAGTTCACCTTGCCGTTGACGATGGCGTTGTGCTTGGACGACCTGCGATAGTTGTCAAGCAGGTAGTAGGGGTACTCGTTGGCAAAGCCGTAGGTGATGTATTTGCCGGAGCGGTTCTCCAGCATGACTGGCACTTTGTGCTCTATCCCCAACCATTGGGTGAAGTGTTGAGTAGATTTATTACTCATAGCGTATGAACTGTGAATGAAAGGGCTGAAATCGTGATACTTGCACCGCTTGAAATTGCGTTGATGTAGATGGTAAACTCATCGTTGACCGCACCTGTAACGTAGGTCTCGGTGTAAATCGCATGGCCGTTGCTATGACTCGTCGTGATGTCAGTCATTGATTGGTCTATCGGTGTGCCGTTCTTGGCGATGTAAACCTTGATCTGGTTGTTGTTGTTGCCCTGTGCCAAGACCATGGACGCAGCGATGCGAAGGGTCGCATTCGTTGTGCCTGTGTAGGTCAGAGAATTGGTAGTCCTTGAAAAGTTGTAGGTTGACAAAACGCCCGATTTCATCGCACTTGTCAACTTGACTCTTTGCCCTTGCGTCGGGGTAAAGGCCGTGTCGGTATCTATGTAAAGGTTCGCAAAGCCCCTTTCCCGGTCAAGCGTTGCGGTGTCAGCAAGGTCGTCAAATAGACCGCCCACACGGGATGCGGTGTTCGCCCCGGCAGCGGTTTCGTTAGT